TCGGAGAAGACCTCCTAGAACCCACCCTGGGCCTCATCGTTGCCACCAAGCCTCACCGTCGATAGAGGTATGCAAATCAACATAGCATTTGATACCAGGTCCCTACAGGCACGCACCCTCCGTGAGTAGAAGCGTTTGGCATACAACACCGCAGAGGCTCTGAACAAAACCGCACTCGCCGCGCAGGAGGCCGTACGCGAACACATGCGTCAGGTCTTTCACGAGCGCGCGACGACTCGTGGCGACCGACGCTGGCTCGAACAACGCATCAAACTCGTGTTTGCGAGCGTGAGGAAGGGTGTTATCTACGCTGAGTTGTATGTTGACCAGAAAGCGCGACTACTGCTCGCGGCGTTCGAGACGGGCGAGATGCGCGAGCCCTTTGTCGGCCAAAACGTCGCTGTTCCGAATCCCATGACCGCACGTGAAGGTGGCAATGTGGCAGGAACCATCGTGCCAGAATTGACGTTTAAAGCGCTCAAGTTGAAGCCATTCACCGTGCATCCGATCACGCAGTCCGATACGGTGCAATATAAGGGTGCTGATCGCACCTTCATCTTGAAACACACGGTGAATGCTCCGCTCGGTGGCGTCTTTCAGCGTATTGGACCTGGGTGCGATGATATTAGGCTCGTCTATTCATTCCACCGCGCGTTCAAGCTAAAAGCAGTACTCGACTTCCTCAAGATCGCAGTCGAGATCATGGATGACAAATTCCCAATCGAGTGGACAATCTCTAACGCGAGGAATCCGAGCCAATGAGTTTTGACGACAGCCACCTCGTCCCGCGAGTGCGCCGGGGTGCCGCACTCATCGTGGGAAACCGAACCGCATGTGCGCTCACCCAAAAGCGGCGTCCGTGTAAACCGCCTACAGTCGTCATCGCTGGGATGCCTATCTGCGAGATGCATCATCGAATCATCGCACGTATTGAGGCCGTCGCGGTGCTCGGATCATCCAGTGTAACGCGAGAAATCGATCAGAGCACCTCACATCGGAAGGTCCATGCTTCGGCTAGCAGGACATAGGTGGCAGGGATGGGGACGGGTCCTTCCACCCAAATGGGAATCGCGGGTAACGGCGGCCGCGGGGGTGGCTTAGTGAGTGACTCCAAAATATCCATTTCCTTTCTATAACTCACAACCCACGCTCAGGAGGATCATTGACACAAAAGACGAAAAAACCAACCATTGTCACCCCAAATACATGGGCAAATCGGATTGTCGGGAGCGGAGAAGAAGCTCCGGAGCAACTTCTTGCGAATCCAAAAAACTGGCGCATTCATCCCAAACAACAGCAAGATGCGCTTGAGGGTCTACTTAACGAAGTGGGTTGGATTCAACAGACTGTGGTGAACAAACGAACAGGGTTTATGGTCGATGGACACCTTCGCGTCACGCTCGCCTTACGCCGTAATGAGCCTACAGTGCCGGTGCTATATGTCGATCTGTCTGAGGATGAAGAGAACAAGGTATTAGCGGCACTTGATCCAATTACAGGGCTCGCCGTGATGGATCAAGAGCAATTGAGATCATTGCTCAGTGGCATTGAGACTGCTCAAGATGGGTTGCAAACTCTTTATTCTGACCTTGCATCCTTGGTTGGTGAAAGCACGGAAAAGGTGTTGAGTGGTAACGAAGGTGAAAATACGAGTGAGGTCGACCCGGAGGGTTTCGAGTTGCTGCATCATTGCCCACGGTGCGGCTTCGAATTCGAATCAGCAAAATGAACCCGTATACTTGGCTACTCACGGACCTTGAGCAAGTGCCAAGCAACGGCATAAAGGTTATGTCGACTTTTGCGTGCGGTGGCGGTTCAAGTCTTGGGTACAAGTTGGCTGGATGCGATGTTATCGCGGCGAACGATATAGACCCAGAGATGGCATGGCATTACAAAGCCAACTTGCATCCACGCCATTACTTTCTCTGCCCGATCCGTGACCTGCTGTCGATGTCGCTCCCACCTGAATTGTATCAACTCGACATCCTCGATGGATCTCCTCCTTGTTCGACATTTAGTATGTCAGGCAATCGGGAACATGATTGGGGCCGGGAGAAACACTTCCGTGAAGGTCAAACCGAACAGGTATTATCAGATTTGTTTTTCGACTATCTCGACTTAGTCAGTCGGCTTCGACCAAAAGTGGGGATCGCGGAGAATGTAAAGGGTATGCTGCTCGGTAATGCGAAAGGATATACAAAGATGGTGTTTCGTCGATTTAAGGAGTTAGGGTATCGGCCTCAACTATTCCTTGTAAATGCCGCCGACTGTGGGGTACCACAACGCCGCGAACGTGTGTTCTTCTGTGCAGTACGAAATGATCTAGCCGCCCCACGTCTGGAACTGTCCCCTCGTAAGTCTTGGGTGACGGCAGGCACTGCATGCTCAGACTTGCAAATGTTAACCGATCGTGAAATTGAAGAAACAAAACCGAGTCCGAATGATTTGAAGTGCTGGTATCATACCCGAAAAGGACATAATTATTCCGAGTTTATCATGTTGACTGAGGAGCGGGTGTCTTGCTTCAACAACATCAGGCTCAATGATCAAATGCCAGCTAACACATTACCGGCGAACGATGACGTTATAACTCATTGGAATGAATGCCGTCGCCTCACGTTGCGGGAGTGGAAGCGACTAGGAAGTTTTCCAGATGATTACGTTACAAAGACCGACAAAATCGGAAAGTACATCATCGGTATGAGTGTTCCTCCACGGATGATGGAAACCGTCGCACGTGCCATCTGCATGCAATGGCTTAGGGTACCATAGTGGCCGCCGCATTGGTCAGCGTAGATCGCATCTCACAAGCCCTCAATGTGAGTATCCGTCGTGTCAACCAACTAACAAGCGATGGACTTCCTAGAGAATCGCGCGGTCAATACGACCTGGGCAAATGCATGCTCTGGTATATCAGATACCTACAGAATGCACTAAGTAGCAAAGCCAGCCTAGACGACGATGGAGAACTCGTCTCGACGAAGCATCAGAGATCGGCACTCTTGGCACTTCAAGTTGAGCGCGAACGACTTGCACTTGCGAAAGAGCGTGGCGAGGTCCTAGCGATCGCCGACTATGAGCAACGGTTATCGCATCTCATTATCGAAACGAAGGCCCGTATTATGTCAGTTGGTCCACGTGTCGCTCCACTCCTCGTCGGTGAGAGTTCACGTATGATGATCCAAGCCACCATCGAGAAGGCCCATAAGGAGGCACTTTCACACCTCGCCACGATGAGGTTTCCCCCACCGATTGAACCTCCGGTCCCTCAGACCAAATCACAGAAAAAATCCCCTCAAGCCAAGCGTCAACAAAACTAATGTTCTGGACGCCAGTCGAAGCGCGACCAGCGCTTGATGAGGCGAGCGTTCGTGCACTCTCCCTTTGGGAACCTCCCCCTGAGATGATGGTGAGTCAGTGGGCCGAGTCATATCGCATCATGCCGAAGGGAACCACTTCGCGCCCTGGCCCATGGAAAACCGAAGTCTTTCAGCGAGACATGATGAATGTTTTCGACGATCCCGAGGTGCACGAGATCGTCGTCGTGAAATGCACGCAGATCGGCTGGTCAGAAATTCTGAACAACATCATTGGGAAGCACATTCATGTGGACCCCAAACCGATGATGCTCGTGCAGCCGAGTCTCGACGACGCGAAGGGATATGGCAAGAAGCGCATCACACCGATGGTCGAAGCCTGTCCGGTCTTGCGCGAGCGAGTTAAGCGATCAACCAGCCGACGCGCGGGGAACACGCTCCTCTTGAAGGAGTTCCCTGGTGGTTTCCTGAAACTCACTGGTGCGAATAGTGGGAAAGGGCTCCGTTCAGATCCCCTCCCAATCGTTATGTACGATGAGGCCGACGCGATGCCGGACGATGTTGACGGCGAGGGGCATCCATTCGACATCGGCGATAACCGTACCGAAGGCTACAGCGATTACAAGACGCTGAAAGGATCGACACCGGCGAAGCCTAAAGGGATCGGCCGACTTGAGGCTTTATGGGAGAAAAGCGACAAGCGACGCTTCCAAGTGCCGTGCCCTCACTGCGGACATCTGCAGGTGCTTTGGTGGCGCGATCCAGCGACAGGCCAGCACCGGCTCACATGGGAGAAGGATCACAATGGCGACGTGATCCCCGAGTCGGTGCGCTACATCTGTGCCGGTTGTGGCCAGGGGATTCAGGAACGTCACAAACAGCGGATGCTCGATGGTGGTCACTGGATTGCTGAGGCACCTGGCCGTCCGGTCGTCGGTTTTCACATCAACGCACTCTATCGACCGTGGAAAGAGAATTGGGCGGCTATGGCACAAAAGTGGGTCGACGCCCAAGGCGACCACGAGAAATTGAAAGAGTTCATTATGCTGCAACTCGCTGAATTCTGGGAGGAATCCGGTGAGCGGCTTGAGCCTGGGGATCTCACCAAACGGTGCGAGGCGTACCCTGTATTGCCTGGCAAACCTGATGACGCGCCACGGCCATGGGACTATGAGATGATCCCCCGCGCGGCTGCGGTATTGACCTGTTCGGGCGACGTCCAGGAAACCCGAATCGAGGCAAAAATCAAAGCGTGGGGTGGTAATGGGGAGAGTTGGCTGATCGCCCATGAGGTGTTCTGGGGCAACCCAAGCAGCGATGCATCGGTGTGGGAGGCATTCGATGCGTTCCGTGTCGCCGAACGGATGCATGAGAGTGGCGCCCGGGTACGTCCGATCATCACTGTCGTTGACTCGGGTGATCAATCTGACGCGGTCTATGACTACGTACAACCTCGACAGAACTTACGCGATTGTGTCTTCGCGGTAAAAGGCGTCCCGTTCCACACGAAGCCGGTCCTCGTGCAGGAAGGAACAGCGAAGCGGACCAACATTCGGCTGTTCACGATTGCGACCCACGCAGCCAAGGAGAGGGTCTTCGCCCGACTCAAGCTCGCCGCTCCCGGTGCTGGCTATATGCACTTCCCGCTCTGGACGACGGAGGAGTATTTCGCCCAGCTCACGTCGGAGAAAAAGATTACCGTCACCAACAAACACACCCGCGTGAAGAAGGTCGCCTGGGTCAAAACCCACACCCGTAACGAAGCCCTCGATCTTGAGGTGATGAACCTGGCGGCGATCTTCATTTTGCAACACATACTTGATCCGCAGACGTTCTCCGACCTTGGTCTCATTGCAGCCGCACTCCGTGGTGAAGCGAAGCTCCCAAGTCGCCAAGGCAACCGTCGTGTCCGCAGCCGAGGGGTTGAATAACAATGGTGCCAATAGGGATCGACCCCACTTCCACCATGTAGCATCAGGCGACAAGGAGTGTAATGAGATTACACTTGGTTGCTGCAACACCAGACCATACCTTCGCAAAATATGGCTGGTATCGATCTCCCAACTGCACAAACGCATCTTGATCTCTGGCTCGAAGCAGAGAGCAAGGTGGCGCTCGGTCAGTCCTATCAAATCGGGAATCGCTCAATGCGACGCGCCGATCTCAAGGAGATCCGTGACCAGGTCGAATACTGGCAGGGTTACGTGCAGCGGCTATCTGCAAATGGTGGCCAGAGTGGCATCAGGATGCGTGGCGCCACGCCTGTAGGATAAGGCGCGCCTGTAGAGACCTCTTCACATGCCACTCAGTGTCCGACACCCCGGTTACGAACCAACGTTGATTGATCGCGTTGCCTCGTTCGTTGCACCCGAGTGGGCGCTTCGACGACTACGCGCCCGTGTGATGTTTGACGCATTCGGTGGCTTCACCGGCGCGAGTCTGTCACGGCGTAGCCTGACGCAATGGAAGACGACGCATGGCAGCGCCGATGCCGACCTCTTGCCAGAGCTTCGCATCTTACGCCAGCGGTCGCGCGATCTTGTCCGCAACAACGCACTCGCCTCCGGGGCGATCGGCGGCGCTGTGACATCAGTTGTCGGTACCGGCTTACAGGGACAGTCGGCGATTGATGCAGACTTCCTCGGGCTGACTGACGATCAGGCGCAGCAATGGCAGCACACGGCCGATCGCGAGTTCCGTCTGTGGGCCGAGAGCACCGATTGCGACATCACCAGGACACAGGACTTCTACGGCCTGCAGGATCTGGTCTTTCGCTCCACGCTCGAGAACGGCGACGCGCTGTCATTGCTGCCACTCGTCGCGCGTAAGGGCAGCATTTACGACCTTCGCGTCCAGGTGATCGAAGCTGATCGCCTGGTCAACAGCAATTGGGCGGTGGATACTGCCTCGCTCGCTGGTGGCGTCGCGATGGACGAATATGGCGCTCCTACGGGCTACCATATCCTTCGTGAGCACCCCGGCAATATGTGGAATTTCGAGGGGCTGCATTGGGACATCTATCCGGCGTTCGGCGCGAAGACCGGCCGACGTAACGTACTCCATCACTACCGCCGCGTCCGTCCTGGACAGACACGAGGGATTCCGTACCTCGCGCCTGTCATCGAGATCATCAAACAGCTAGGCCGCTACTCCGACGCTGAGATCATGGCGGCCGTCGTGGCTGGCCTCTTCACCGTATTCGTGACGAGCGACAGCGGTGGTATCAATCCGGGTATTCCTGGGATCAATCAGGAGACAGGCGCGACTGAGACTGATGAGGATGTAAAGCTCGGCAACGGGACCATTCTCGACCTGAAGCCTGGCGAGCAGATTTCTACCGCGTCGCCTGGCCGACCCAATGCCAACTTCGATCCATTCTTTCAGGCGTGCGTGCGTCAGGTCGGCGTTGCGCTTGAAGTCCCTTTCGAGGTGCTCATCAAGCACTTCACCGCGTCGTACACGGCCGCACGCGCGGCCATTCTCGAAGCGTGGAAGTTCTACCGCGGTCGGCGTGCATGGCTCATACAGAGCTTCTGTGACCCAGTGTATGAGGCGTGGATGGAGGAGGCTGTGGCGAAAGGCCGACTCGCCGCGCCTGGATTCTTCGACGACCCCTCGATCCGTCGCGCATATCTCGGTTGTCGCTGGCATGGCGATGCCATGCCGCAGGTCGATCCGGTGAAAGAGGCGCAGTCTGCGCGGCTCCGCGTCGACCTGGGTATCAGTGATCGCTCCCAGGAAACGGCCGCGCTGACGGGTGGTGATTGGGAGACGACACACAAGGAGCAGGTCCGCGAGGCGAAGATGCGCCGTGAGGGTGGCCTCGATCCCAATGTCCCGGCGGCACCAGCGCCCAATGCCGACGATCCCACGGATGGTGGCGATGACAACGAGCAACCCCAACCGTTCGGTGGCGGTCGATGAAGCTCCTCGACGTGCTCACGGCGCCATGGGCGATCCTGCCTGACAAGAAGGTGGAGATCGATGGCATTTATGCCACGCATCTCCGCGGTGAGAAGATCGACATCAAGGCGATTGAAGCGGCGCTGGGGCGCACGCTCAATAGCGAGCAGAAGCCCTATGACGTACAGAACGGCGTGGCGATTATCTCGCTCGACGGCGTACTCGCCAAGCGTATGAATCTGTTCACGCAAATCTCTGGTGGAAC